CACGACGGCGGGGGTGAGTTGCTTCCATGTGCCAGGGGTGCCGGCGACGGTGCAGACCCACTTGGCGCCGTTGGCGTCGGTGAACAGTTCGTCAAGGACGTGCGCACCGGTGGTGGGGGCGCTTTGCAGCGTGGTCTCGAGGCCAGCGACGAGTGTTCCTTTTAGCGAGTAAAGATCACGGTCAATGGTCTCGAAGTTTCCCTGTGCGATGGGTGTCGGGGCGGCGGCGGATTCGATGTCGTCGAGGTGGATCATAAGCGTGTGGTGTTAAGTGGCAAACAAGAGGAACTCACTCGTGACGAGCGCTCCGGTCGCGGCGGTGAATGTCCAGCGGTAATGGGTGTAGGAGGTGACGTTGGTGAAGGTGTAGCTCTTGCCGACGAGGCCGCCGAACGGTCCCTCGTTGGTGCGCGTGTCGAGCGTCGTCCACGAGCTGCCGTCGTTGCTGCCTTCCAAGACCCATGAGCAACTGATCGTCCGGCCCATGTAAAGCGTGTAGCGGGTGGCGACCTGGCCGGTGGCGAACTGGTATCCAATATAGATCGGCAGAGTCGCCAAGGCCCACGAGTTGCCACCCGCGTCCCAAACGCAATCAAAGTTCGAGTACAGCCACGAGTAGCTGTTGGTGCCGAACACCGTCCCTGCCGGCGAGGTGTTTGACAACATGCAAGGGATGAGACTGCCCGAAGAACTGCCCGCGCCGGTCAACTCCACCGTGATCTCAGAGTAGCAAACACTGCGCAGGCCGTCGCGGACATGGTAAGCGCGCGCCTTGAAAGTTTGCTCAGTGCCAAGCTCCACACGCAGATCGGCGTTGACGTAAACAGCCGAGGTTTCACCGGCGGCGGCTGTCAACGTGCCGACAACCACACCCGCCAGCGTGAGGATGTCAATCTCTGTGGACGGCAGGTCGGTCGTGATGTTGGACCAAGCGTCGGTGCGCGCTTCAAGCGTGTTGTTCCAAGTGAACTCGATGTCCTGGGCGGTGGCGTAGGACGGGTGGCGGTCGCCAAAGGCGCGCAGGTTCAGCGGCCGGTACGGGCGCAGGCCGCGCTTGGTGATGGCCACGGAGAGCGCGGTGGCGTCGGCAAGATCGAGGAGGCGTCCAAAGACGGAAGGCTGGAACTTGTAGGTCTGCGGAGTTTCATCCGCGCCGGTTTCGTAAACGCCGGCGCCGGCGGTCTGGAACAACCACACCTCGTCATCCTCGGCGTGGGCTTCACGACAGGTGTCGGCGCGGGCGCGGATCGCGTAGAGGCGGTATTGGCCGGGCGCGAGCAAGGTGGCGCCGAACACACTGAGCAGCTCGCCGTTGACGGAGAGCAGCCAGGGATTCTCGGTGGCGTCGTCAGCCGTCAGGGACGTGAGCGCGCTGAGATCGGTATCAATGCCAGTGAAGGTGATGGAAAGGCCGAGGCTGTTGTCCACATGCTCGGTATCGATGGGGTAGGCGGCATCGAGCGTGCCGTGGAAGGCGAAGCGGCGGACCTCGGAGACCTGTTCATAGCTCGAGGATGGCCGCTGCTTGTGGACCAGGGCGCGCGTGGTGGTTTTGGTTGGCCGCGCGGCGAGCCAGAGGAGCCATTCGCCGCGGCGCGGGATCCTGGCGCTGTGCGGCAGTTCGAGGATCGCCTGTGAGGTGATGGGTTGCGGGGTGTAGTCCGGTGGCGGCGGCGGCTCGATCTCGGGCGGGGCGAAGAACTGGGCGGCGAGGTTGCCCCGGTCCACCTCGTAGAGGACCTCGACGACAGGGCGGTCGGGCGAGGGGCGGTTGACCTCGATGCAGCGGCAGAGCAGATGGCAGAGGGCATCGGGCGCGTAGCTGAAGCGGAAGACGTCGCCAGGCTGCAAACCTTGCAGGCGGCTCTTGCGGATGAGGAGCCGGCCGCCGCCGCCGGGCTGGCCGAGGCGGCTGGCGAGGATGTTGGCGAAGGTCTGCGCCGCGAGCTGGCGCGTGAACCAGCGCCTCTCGTACGTCTTCTGCCGTACGCCGCCAGTGATCTGGCGGTTGGCGGCCGACTCTCCTTGCGCGGGGTCCGCCTGGTAATGGTTGTCGCGGTTGGAGAAGTTGACCGCCACCTTGTTAAACGTGGTGTCCCAATCCTCCGGCTCCATCGCGGGCAACTCGGCGAGGTCAGTCTCGTCGAAGGCGAGGGTGATGTCCGCGCACGGCGTCTCGCGCACGAGGCCGATGGTGAGCTTGCCCGCCGGCGTGGTCCGCATGAAGCCATCCACGTATTCCAGCAGTTCAACAAGCAGCTCGCGCGCGCCGGTGGCGCGGGTGACGACTGGCGAGACGCCGAGGCACTCGCTGAACAACGTGTCCGCCTGGTCCGCCAAATCGTCGGTGTCCAGCCGGCTCTCTGGGAGGTGCAGGCAGCGCGCGTTGGTGATCCAGTCGTGGATGATGGCCGGCACGTTGGCGTCGCCGATGACGTTCTCCCGGCCGGCGGCGCTCAGGAACGCGGGCGCCGGCAGCCGTTCGACTACCACCTTGATATTGCCGAGCGAGGTGCGGTTGTAGCCGATCAGGCAATCCTTGAAGACAATGATGCACTGGCCGCGATACGCGGGATGGTTCTGGTCGCTGGCCGCGAGCGTGGGATCAATCCCTTGCGTTTCCGTGCCCCAATAGATCGTCGCGTTACAGCGGCCCTCGATGCTGAAGTCCTCTGAATCCCCGGCGCGGACCAGCTCGCCTTCCCAAACCAGATCCTCCTCGAAGTAAACACGGGTGAGCTTGCCCACCGCGCCAAGACAGACCAGTACAACAAAGCTCGCGTAGTAGTTATAGCCGCTAAGGATCGGGTCCTTCTTGGTCTCCTGATAGACAGGATCGGCGCGCACATCGAACGCCTCACCAAGGAAAGTGACCCCGATGATGTTGCGCCCCGCCAGATAGGGCACCACCCGCGCCGTCTCGTTCGTCGAGGTCTGGTTGGGGTCAATGCCGCCAAGCTTGGGCGGCTCGGCTGGTAGGTTGCGTTTGCCAGAGAAGCTCATACGGCACTCCTTGCGTCGTGCCCTGCACGCTCGATGGGGCGATGCACTGTGACGAGGCGCTTGAGCCAAGTGGGGTCGAGCAGGTTGCCGTAGTGGACGGCGTACGGCTTGAAGGTGTGGATGAAGCGCGAGCCTCCCAAGAACACACCGCAGTGGTGGACAACCTTGCCAATCTGGAATCCCAGGAAGTCGCCGGCGAAGAACTCGCCCACGGTGAAGCGCGGCAGCGGCCCAGCAGCAGGGCCGCAGGACTTGCATTGCTTGACTTGGCTCGACGGAGGTTTGCCCCACCTTGGTTCAATGCGCTGGAAGCAGCCCAAGCCCTCGACGTAGCTGATGACCAGACTCTCAGTCAGGTGTGTGCCGCCATCCATGGTGTAGTGGGGGAACGGCACATCCGGGATCGCGCCAAGCTCAAGGTAGATCGCGGCGGCGAGCTGGACGCAGTCCACGCCGGCACCCTTGATCCGGGCGCGCGGATGGAAGGGTGTGCGCAGCCAGGACTCGGCGGCGGCCGAAAGATCGGCCAGGCGGTCGGGCGAATGGAAGAATGGGCGGCTCATTTCTTGTTGCCGTTGGCGGTGTCGAGCGGCATGGCGCGCACATTGAGGGAGACGACGGGCACGACGGGATGGCCGCCGTAGTTCACGTAGTTCGCGAACTTGTCCTCACACACTTCCGGCGTCTTGGCGCAGCCGGGATACATCTTGCCAGTGCTCGTCGCCACGGCGTAACGCAGCGGCGCGGCGAGCCACAGGGTGTGGTTGCCGGTGCCACTATTGAACGTGCTCTGCAAGATGTCGCGCACCTCCAGTTGGGCGCCGGTGCCAAACTCCACGTAGCCCAGGGCAAACCAGTTGTTCTCCTCACTCGTGAACGTGCCACTGACCACGATCTGATTCGCGCTGACGCTGACAATGGTGATGCTGTTTTCGTGGGTGGCCTGGTTGACACGGCAGGTGTTCGGCTCGTAGAGGCTGTAGTTGCAGCGCGAGCCGATGACCATGCACGGCAACTGGCGCGTGAGGATGTCCAGCAGCGAGCGCGCCCTGGCGGTGATCTCCATGCCCTTCTTGCGCGGCGCGCCCACGCGGCCAGTGAAGAGCACGGTGGTCGAGTTCGGCGTGGCGTAGGGCGCCTCTATGATCTCAACCCAGAGCGGCCGGGTGAGGACGACAGGGAAGAAATCAGCGAGCGGTTGGCCAGCCTCATACGTCGCGCGCAGCTCCACCTCCTCGCTTTGGCCGCGCAGTGATTTGCGCAGCGCGCCGTGCGTGATCGCCTGGCTGGTGAACGTATTGCCGTTGCTCGTGATGTCCAACTGGAAGCTGGTGAAGCGCCAGTGGACGGTGGTGGCGCCGTACACGGCCCAGAAGTGGTAGAGGTAAACGGGCTGCTGCCCAATCTCAACCGAGGTGTACTCCAACGGCAGTTCCACAACACGAACGGTGCGTTGCTCCTGGTTGAGGCCGATGGACTCAGCCTGCTCCTGGTCGGCCGCCATGCGGACGTAGAGCAGGCGGTTGCAGGACCACGTCGCGTCCACCGGCGTCGCCAGCGGCGCGGTGAGGGTCACGCGTTCGGTGCCGTTGCCATTGTCCGCCACGGAGGCGATCTGCGCGCACTGGCCGGCGGCGCTGTTGGCGTCGCGCTCCAACCAAAGGAACTGCGACGCGTTGTCCTGCCAGCGCGTGGCGAGGTTCTGGCCCTCGATGTCGAACTGCGTGGCGCTGACGCCGGCGACGATGCGCGCCGCGCGCAGTAGGCTCGGCAGCCAGAAGCCGCTCACACGGCCGAGGAGCGAGTCCGCGAACTGCTCGAACGCGACGATCTCCGCCTCGCTCTGGAGGGTGAGCAGCAGTTCCCAGCCATTGACGACGTGCTCGGCGGTCTGGCCGAAGCGCCGCAAACCGAAGCCGATGTTCAGCTCGCGCAGGTCGTAGGTGAACTGCACGCGCGGCTCCCGCGCCCAGTTCGGGCGGAACTCGAAGACGGGTCGGCCGTTGAAGGTCATGCGTAGTTATCCCAGGCGCCCGCCTCAACTGCGCTACTGCGATGGACGCCGACGAGCAGGTTTTGCACAAACCAGCCCCGTTCATCCCGACCACCTACCGCCGCGCAGGCGAGGCCATTGCTGTAATTGGATTCGTTCCCGTAGGTGCGCGTGTCCCACAACGTGCCCGGCAAGGGCGACTCCTGCGCCCCTTCGCACGGAAACCAGACGGAATCGTACGTCGCCAGTGTGGACAATGGCCCGCCGCCCGGCGCGGTGGAAACGAAGTCCGGCTCGGCATACTGGCCGCTTGATGGGTTCTTCGTGAAGTAGGCGAACAGCCGTGGTGTGCCACGCACAATGTTCGTGAGGTCAAATGTCTCCTTGCCACGGATCGCGTACTGCGCCCGCTCAGTGGTGGGCGGGTCAGGATCGTTGTCCAGCGTCTGCGCGAACACGTACACCGCGAGGTAGGCGACGCCGATGGAGGCAAAACTGGCCGCGTTCCACGCCGCTTCAGCGTCCGCTTCCGCGCCCGCGCAATCATCCTCGGTGCTGCCCGTTCCAAACCGCCACTCGCGGTCACCTTCCAGCGACTCATAATAGTGCGTGTGCAGCAGGCACAGCGTTGCCAGACACCAATCAAGATGCGCGTCCGTCAGCGCGACGGTTGTGGTGGATGTCGGCCACGACACATCGGTAAAGCCCGCCGCCGGAGTCGAGTCGGTTGTGTAGCGGTTGGTTGGGTGTGACTCGTTGGTGACGAACTCCCAATCCTCCATGTCGTCCACCGCGTAGCGGATGAGCCAGTCGTAGCCGGTGCGGAATGTGCCCGTGGTGCCGGTGCCCCACAGGAACGCGTTACGGCAGGTGTCGAGCAGTTGCGCGAAGCGCGTCCCAGCAGGTTGTCCGTTCGCCGCGTCCCACGTCTGCAACTCTGTATCATACCAGCCATTGACCGGATAATCCGCCGCGCTGCCCGCCGAGGGATACGTGCGCGACGGCCAGGAAATGAACTCATCAAGGCTCTCGGCGGCGATGATGGCGTCAGTGAGTGAACTGTGCCGCCGCTCCTGAATGGCGCGCATGAGGCGCTCGATCCGGTTCTTCGCCACGCTGCGCACCCGCCCGCGAATCTCCTGGCCGCCCACGACGGCCGTCACCGAGTAGTACTGGGTCGTGGACGCCTCGCCACGATAGTACGGCACCCGCACGAGGGCACTGTAAACACCCTCATCCAGATCAAGGTCGAGGTCGTCGGTGATCTCCGTCCACGGGCCAGTGGCGGTGGCGGCGGCCCAGACTTTGTACGCGGCCGCGCCTTCGAGCGCCGGCCAGGAGAGCCGGCGCTGGACGGGGCAGCCCTCCTCCGGGCCGATGGTCAGCGCCGGGCCGGGGCAGACGTTGAAGGCGCCAGTGCCCTCCACGCACACCACGGCGCCGCACGCGGGTTCCAGCCGCGTGCCCAAGCCGCGCGGTTCCTCGACCTTGATCCGCACGTTGACGTGGTCGGGCGAGCGCGGCGCGACCTCCTCGACGGTGGGCATTCCGAGGATCATCCGGTGCACCGGTGTGCCGGCGGGGAACTCGGCGCCCAGGCTCGCGATGGTGAGCGTGTAGCCGGCGCCGGGGCTGCCACTGACGGCCGTCACTTTGCGCGCGCGCCAGGTGTCGTCACGGGACAGGAACAGCCAGTCATCCACCCCCCACACGTACGCGCCGGGTGCGAGCGCGACACTGGTGCCGGACGCGGCCTCACGGAGCGAGGAGGCGCGGCCCCACAACGGCACGGCCGCCTTGCCCGCCCGCAACGCGAGGTTGAGGCGGGCGAGCAGGTCCGCCGTGTCTTCCACGCTCTTCGTGGTGGGCACATACTCGATGCCGCGCCAGGGCAGCACCGCGTTCGCCTGGCGGTCCTCGCCGCCGGTGAGGCCGCCGGCGATCTCCGTCTGCCAGCGGCGCGTGAGGCGCGGCTTCTGCGCCCCCCAGTTCGCACGCTGGGGGATGATGACGTGATTGTCGGCCAGCTCGATGCTCACGACGGCAAACCCAGTTCCAGTTTGTTGTTGTGAAAGTGCATCATCACCACGCGCTCGCCCAAGCGCCCCTCCATCGCGCGCATCGCCTCCTCGATGCTGTTGACGATGATGAATGAGGTGGGGCCGGGCTGGGCGTTGATCGTGGGGTTGAACGACGTGGTGGCGCGGCCGAAGCCGGCGGCCGGGGTCACCGGGTTGACGTTTGCGGCCAGCGCCGGAGCAAGGCTCATGGTGGTGAGCGCGCCCACGCGCAGGTTGTCCAGGAACGCCGCCAGTTTGTTGTTGGGGATGATGGTCCCCGGCTGGTCCGGCACGAACAACTCCGGCCCTTCCTCACCGACCACAGAAACTTTGCCCACCGGCGGCCGTCCGCCTTTGGCGAAGCCGCCGATGCTGCTGGCGGCGATGAGCGCGGCCAGCACGCCGGCGAACACGGCGGGCGCGAGCGCCCAGCCGACATAGGGGATCTCCGCCACCGACTTGCCGGCCTTCACCGCCGCCGTCCAGGCCGATTGCAAGCCCTCCCTTTTTTCCGCCGCGCCGCGCAGCCTGGTGTTGGTGATGGAGAGCGCCGTGTAGAGGTTGTCCATGACGATCCGCTGGGCGAAGAAGCGAATGAAGCCGGAGACGAGGCTGTTGAGGACGTTGGTGTAGATGTTGCGCAGCGCCTGACCCCAGTTGCCCGTGGTCACGATGGCGTTGGTCAGCTCGTTCGTGACCGAGTCCACGGCGGCGCCGATGGTGTTGACGAAGAGGTCGGCGATGCTTTGCGCGGCCGTGCCCCAGCGCTCGAAGAGCGAGGTCATCTTCGCGTCGATCTGGTCCACGAAACTCAGGGGGTCCGCCGTGGCGCCGGCGCCGGCGCGGTAGCCGCGCAGGTTCCCCAGCTCCTCCTCGGCGGACTGGATGCGGCCCTGCACATCGCGTCGGCCGGCCTCGTCCTGGGTGAGCGCAAGGATCGCGCGCAACTGTTCGAGCAGTTTCTCCTGCGCGGCGATCTCGCGGTCCATCAAGGCAAGGCGTTCGGCGCGCTTGTCGGCGTCGGTGCGGCGGAAGTCGGCATCCAGCAGCGCCTGCTCCCGTTTGATCGCCTGGAGCTCACGGTTTGTGGCGTGCTGCAAGGCGTCGAGCTGCTGCTCCTGCGCCTCCTTTGCGCGGCGGTCGCGCTCGCGCCGGCCGTCCTCCTCGATGTCGAGCAGGGTCTGCTGGAACTTGAACCAGACGGCCGCCTGCGCGTCGGCGTTGCCGTCACTGGCGGCCAGTTCCAGTTCCATCGCGCGCGTGGCGAGGTCGCGGCGCACCGCGAGGAACTGTGCGAGGTCCGTCTCGCGGCGGTCATAACTGGCCTTGGCCTCGGCTTCCATCAGCGCGAGTTCAGCGCGCGTGGCTTCCAGGTTCTCCACCTTGAGCGCGGCCGGGGGGGGCGGCGCGGCCGGCGGCGGCGCGGGCGGGGGCGGCGGCGCGGCC